ATGATCGTGTTCGACCCGCACCACCGTATCGACTTGACCGGCCCTTGGGCCGGTTTTTCTTTCCTAGGCGACCGCCTGATCACGCCCGAAGGTCGTGAGCTACTGCCCGAGGATCTGGCCTGGCTATCGCTCACCGCCTGCCAAGCGCAGGAATGGCGTCGGATGATGGAAGCTGCACGCTCGGCACCGTCGATCGACAGTTCCAGAAATGGGCATAATCGGAACGCCGGCATTCGTCATCATCCTGCCACTGTTGTTAATCTGCGGGACGTTGTGAGCCAACGCAAACAGCGTTCGGCGGTGGCGATGGCGGGCCCTGACGCCGCACCACCTGCAGCAGACCTACCGACACTGGGGCCAAGGCGCCACGAGCGCTTGTGAAGCGTTTCCCGTAGGGGCGCCGCCCCTACACCCCGGTTCACTCATGGCCGAACTACTTACAGGCAGACCACACCTTGTCGTCCATGCGACGGCTTAGCTCAAACGAGCGATGAAGGCCCACCGCCTCATAGACACGAGCGCGCTCCGCCTTCGCGGCCTCACAGGCGTCCGGATCCTTATATTGCGAAATGTGATGCAGGCGGCCGCCGCCACCGCCATTGTTGTAGACAGGCCGCGTAGGCGCTGGCCGAGGTGCAATGGCGGCTGCATTCTGCTGGCGTAAGTTGTCCAGGCGCTGTTCGTTCTCGATGACGCCTTGGGATCGAGGCGCAACTTCCACGGCCCACACTTTGGCCGCATCGCCGTTCGTGCACGGTGTTGACTGGTACTCGGTACCGGCCTTGGTAACGCACTTGTAGATTTGCTGAGCCGCCGCAGGCGCGGCAAGCGCACACAGCAGCAATCCAGCTGCAATCCTTGTGAGCATGACTTCCCCCTGTTGCTGGGGCGAAGCTTAGCGCTCAGGTCACCAGAGCGGCAAGGACGGCCAGATGGCCCACGTAGTAGCCGTAGAAGGCCCACCTGCCACGCGGGACTGTCCACGAGGCATGGGACAGCCCCATGGCCACCGGAATGGCCGCCAGCGCCCAAAGGTTGCCATTGAAGGCGCACAAGGGGCCGAATGCAGTCAGCGTCAGGACGGGGCGCCCCGACCGGAATCCTAGCCACGCCAGTAGGACGAACCCTACCCCGGCCCACTGGTAGTCCACGAATACCGGCAGCACCGCCGCGGCGAACAACAGCACCAGCCATTCGCGCCGACCGACTGCGTAGATCACTGCCGCCGAAAGCGCGAAGGTAAGCAGGATGTTCACCGGCAACCAGTAGCCGAACGCCAGCGCATGCACAGGTTGCGCGATCAATCCCCACAGCGCCAACCGGCGCGCCGACTTCAACACATCGGCACCCGGCTGCGCGAGGTTGTACGCCATGACCAGCGCAAACGACGGGAAGGCCACCCGCCCCGCTTCGCTTAATCCTGGCACATAGCCGCCATAGATCACCTTCGCCACATGGTCCCCGGTCATGAGGATCACGGCCAACCACTTCAACAGTTCGCGTGCGCTGCTGGTCATAGCTTGTTCGGCCCCGGCGCAGTAGTCATGTAGCTGGTAGTGGTGTGAGCCGGTGATTCAGGGAAAGTGCCCATTGCGCGCTCCACATGCTGCATTGCCACTCCGCCCGCGTCCTCGCGAATCCGCCGCGCTTCCTGCTGATAGTGCGCAGACTGCTGCAAATCGTTCATACGCCGAGCTTCAGTTTGATTGGTGTCCAAGAAGGGTTCGTATTGCCCATTGACCGCAACCATGCGGCACTGTTCCTGATCCATCACGTACGTGGTGCCCTGCTCCGTCTTGCAACTGCAACGCCCAATCTGATGCTCGCCGTTGGCGTCAAGCCCGTCACCAGACGCCATGCAGTACACCCGAGGCGGTTGATTGGTCGGAATCGACAGGCTGTCATATGCGGGGGCGGTCCACGGCTGGCCCTGAATTCGCGGCGTCACCCATGCCACGTAGTCGCTACTACGGTTGATAGTCGGGGGTGCGGCTTGCGGCGCGGCTGCGACCGTCGCTCCCGCTCCGTTCTCCGCCGCTTGCGGCGCCTTAACCTGCACCTGCCCCGTGTCGAGCTCTCCGGATAGCTGGGTATGCACACGATTTACGGTCCACCATCCGCCGACGATCACGGCAATCAACAGAGCGATCGCTGCCGGGTAGTACCACGGAATTGCCTTTTCGCTGGTGTCCATCACGGTGGACTCATAGAGCCCCATCGGACGCTTGGGCAACTTCACCCGCTTCAGGATGAGCGGATGGCCCTTCTCAGGGTTCTTTTCGTACCGGTCGAAGGTGCGCAAATGTGCGAACGGCAAGCCGAAACGGCGCCGGACATGCACATGACGCTCAATGAGATCCTGCACGAAGTCATCGCATTGACGGTCGGGCGACTGACTGACGAAGATGAAGTCCAAACCGCGATGCCGGTGCTTTGCCAGCTGCTCGACATGATGCGGCACCGTCGAGCCGGGGCGGCGCTTTGGGAGCATCCCATGCTCGTAAGCCTCATCAACGACGCATACCGCGCCATCGGGAAGCGAATTCGGCCAGTCGCAGAACTGCTCCGGGGTCATGGGGAGCATGCGTGCTTCATCGTGCTTGAAACCACGCACGTTGCACACGTACACCAAACGACCTTCATTGCGAAAGTCAATGGCGTGATCGATAGCGTGCAGGGTCTTGCCGTGTCCAGGCTGCCCCGTATACCAGTAGATCACTCCTTGGTCACTCCCAGCTGTTGTGCCTGCGCAGTGGGCATGGGAATGATCTTGAACATGAAGCGCACCGACAGTGCCGACAGGATCATGCTCATGAAAACGTCAAAGCCGACAGCACCGATGAAGTTGTGCCCCCAATCAGGTAGGCCGCTGACGTAATCCGTGATAGCGGAGCGTAGTTGCGGCAATAGTTGATTGATCGACACCAGCGTGATTCCGGCGGTGGACAGCGCTTTCGTCACAATTCGACCGATTCCGCCAAACAGCACGGTCCAAACAAGGTTCACGCCACGCGTGATCCATTCCCATATTGAACTCATCACGAATCCCCAAAGACGATGCGGAAGGAAACGAACATGCCCAACAAGAGCATCACGGTGCGCAGTGCGGAAATGAGAGGACACCACCACGTCTGCCCATCAAGCGACACGACGCCGAATCGACCAAAATCCAGAACTCCCAACTGAGGGCACGAGCCGCCGCCGAAGCCCGTCTTATCAATCAGCTTGTCATCGAACTTCCATGACCACTTACCGGGGCCGTCAACGTCCTCGGCGCCCTCATGCGGATTGCCACCATTGCCCTGCCCTGAGCCGGGCCTACCACTACACAACTCCACACGCTGAGCACGAAGCTGGTTGGCTTGTATCGAATCGCCCTCTACAGAGAAAGGCGCATCACAATTCCCAACATCACCCGTAACCTTGGCGGAATTCGCTTTCTCAGTAGCGCAGCGCGTTGCCCAGGTCTGTGACGCGATCATGCCGAGGATGGGATCACCGCTGGTGGTCGGAGGCGTCTTACAATCCCCGCCGCCACTGGCGCTGTTGCCGCTATCCTCGCCTTTCTCACCGTTGCCGTTGCTGCCGCCAGCGCCGGGGCCTGAGCCATCACCCGGAGTCGGCTGGTTGCCGTTGGGTGTGCCCTGATTGTTGTACGTGCTGGTATTGGTGGTGCTGCCGGTGTTGTTGTTAGTGATGTTTGTCGTGTTGCCGCTGGGCTGCCAATTCTCTCCCGGGCGATTGCTGGGGGCGTTCGGCGGCGTGTTAGGCGCACTGATGCTTGCGGCCTCGGTGCGCGGGTTATTCGTCGCCGTGTGGCCCTGCTGATTGGCCGTATCGCTCGCGCAAGTGCGGAAACCGCTGGCCGTGCTGATGCAGGTCCGATCCTTCGACTTACAGACGCTGTAGTTCCCCGTCTGATGGCAATAGTCATCCTTCTTTTCAGGCTTCGGTGGCGTGGAATCCACGCTGCAAACTTCGCCATTCGCCTTCCAAGTGCCAGAACGAATCGAGATGGCATTAGGGTTGGAATTCTCACGTAGCGAGAAATCGGTACCCGGATCAAGGTTCGGCTGAACTTTGCATCCATTGTCGCAAACGCCGCCGCTGTAAAGCGTGCCGTTGATCATTCCCGCCTGGCCATCGACACGAGAAGAACACAGGCCGGAATAAGGGTAAGGCACGCCCCAAAGGAACGTAGAGCCCTGATAGTCATAGACGCCCTGATACTGCGGGCCGGCTTCAGGGCGACACCTCTTGTTGCTGATGCCAGTACCAACGGCCTTGGCAAGGCTAGCCATGCAGGAGGCATATGCCTGTCCCTGATCCGCAGCAGCTGCGCTGCCTGGCAATAGTGAGCTCGCGAGGAGAGCGACAACCGATGCAATCAGGTATCGAATGCCAGCCATAGCGCCCCCAGCACAGCAACGATCACGAAATAGCCCATAAGACCCCCGAAAAAGTAGGGGCGACGCGCGCCCCTACTTGGCCTGTTTGATATTTGCCCACAGCACGAACAAGCCATGAATTGCTGCAAGCACCGAGAGAATCCCCGCGATGACCTGTGCAGCCGTCGCGAGGACCTCCATTAGCGCTACGAGGACGGGCACGACACCCGAACTCGATTACTTGGCGGAGCGCTTGATCAAAGCCCACAGCAGCAACAGGCCAAGGACGCCTGCCAGCACCACAAGGATGCCATTCACGGACGACTTGCCAGCCGTGATTTCGGCGATGATCGCCTCGGCGGGGCCACCGCCGCTGGCGAATGCCGAGCCGGTAGCGATCATTGCAGTGGCACCGGCAGCAACCTTACCGATGGTGGAATGGCCGAAACGGCGAACAACGTTCATGTACTTCATGGTTGTACTCTCTTGGTTGGGTTAGAACCGCTCACGAGACACACGGGCGTACTGTCTGAAAACAACGCCGAGTGCCCAGCAGCCCGCAATTGCGAATGCGACCTGCGTACCCTCAGCCAGCGTGAGCGGTGGTAAGACTGGCTGAGGTTTTTCGATCCAGACCGGAACAGCGCAGACGCCATCAGCCCCGATGTTCTGGACCGCACACGACTGGATGTAGACCGGGTCTGGCAT